GGGTGTTAGGTTTGAGAAACCTAAGTTAAAGATGATGGGTATCGAAGCAGTTAAGTCTTCTACACCAGGTGCTTGTCGTCAGAAGATTAAAGATACTCTAGAAGTTATCATGAATAAATCTGAAGAAGAGACACAGAAATTCATAGCAGATTTTAGAGATCACTTTAATGAATTGCCTGTTGAAGATATTGCATTTCCTAGAGGTTGTAACAATCTAAATAAGTGGGCGAATCCAGCCACTGTATATACAAAAGGCACGCCAATACATGTGCGTGGATCTCTTTTGTACAATTTTTATATTAAAAAGAATAAGTTAAATCATAAGTATCCCTTGATTCAGGATGGAGAGAAGATAAAATTTGTTTATCTTAAGACACCTAATAAGATTAATGAGAATGTTGTTTCATTCTTTCAGACCTTTCCTTCAGAGTTAGGACTTGACAAATACATTGATTATGACCTACAATTCCAGAAGAGTTTCTTGGAGCCTATTAAGGTCATTATGGATACGATTGGTTGGAAGCCAGAGAAAACTGCTAGTTTGGAGTTCCTATTCGGATGACCACATACATCGTTGAGTATCAGAAAGCTTTTAGTGCTGGAGAAAATCCAGAAGAAAAAGAATTCTTTGATAAAGATGAAGCAACATGGTTTCAAAGAGCTATGAAGCGATCCAATTACATTACTAAATTATATAAGAAGACACCATGAGTTTCTTAAAAGACATCGTTAAGGAGATTGACAATGAATATGCTTCATTGGTCAGTGATGGAGTGGCAGCTGGTGATACAAGCGGCTTTATCAACACTGGCAGCTATATTTTTAATGCTCTTGTTTCTGGGTCAATCTATGGAGGCATCCCAGGAAACAAAATCACTGCTCTCGCTGGAGAGTCAAGTACTGGTAAGACTTATTTTTGTCTTGGCATCGTTCAGCATTTCCTTGAGTCTGATCCCGATGCTGGTGTCATATATTTCGAGTCAGAATCTGCGATAGGTAAGCAGATGATTGAGGATAGGGGCATTGATTCATCTCGTATGATGATTGTTCCTGTTACCACGGTGCAAGAGTTTAGAACACAATCTATCAGAATATTAGACAAATATTTAGAGCAACCAGAGAAAGATCGCAAACCCTTAATGTTTGTTTTAGATTCTCTTGGTATGTTATCAACCAGTAAGGAGGTTGAGGACAGTGAAGCAGGTAAAGATACTCGTGATATGACGAGAGCACAAGTTGTTAAGTCTATCTTTAGAGTACTTACTTTAAAGTTAGGTAAAGCAAATGTTCCAATGATAGTTACTAATCATACATATGATGTAGTAGGATCTTATATCCCCACAAAGGAGATGGGAGGTGGAAGTGGACTCAAATACGCAGCATCAACAATCATATATCTTGGAAAGAAGAAAGAAAAGGATGGTAAGGAGGTTGTGGGAAATATTGTTAAATGCAAAGCAGCTAAAGCTAGATTAACAAAAGAAAATAGTGAGGTGGAAGTAAGACTGTATTATGATAGAGGTCTTGATAAATACTACGGACTACTGGAGTTGGGTGAAAAGTACGGAGTCTTCTCTCGTAAAGGAAATCGCATTGATATCAATGGTAGCACCGCTTATCCTTCTGCTATTCTTAAGGATCCTACCAAGTATTTCACAGAAGAAATAATGCAAGCATTGGATGAGTGTGCTGCTAAGGAGTTTAAATATGGCAACTGAACTAAAAGACTACATTAAAATATATGATAATGTAATTGATAAATCTTTTGCTGATAAAGTAATTGAAACTTTTGATTTAGATTTTGAAAATCATGAGTATATTGATAGAGAAAAGAGACCATCTTTTACTCAGTTAAATATATCAAAACAATATAATGATAAAGAATCTAAGTGGAAATTTATACAAGAAAAGATACAGCAGGTCTTTATTGATTATGTTGGATTGTATATGCAATCATTAGATTGTGCTCCAGATTTTCCTAGCAAGTATTGTTTTGAAGAGTATCGTATTAAGAAATACAACACTGCTGTTGATGAGTTTAAAGATCATGTAGATGTTCAAGATTATAATTCTGCTAGAAGATTTTTGGTATGTTTCTTATATTTGAATAGACCTAACTCTGGTGGATTAACTTCATTTCCTAAATTAGACTATGCAGTTGAGCCAAGAGTTGGTAGAGTGTTGATATTCCCACCCACATGGATGTATCGTCATGCTGGTCAACCTGTAATTAGTGGGACAAAATATATTATTGGAAGTTACCTTCATTACCTATGAATATCGAGCAAACAATTCTTAGCAATCTTGTTTTTAATGAGCAATATTGCAGAAAGGTAATTCCATTTATTAAAAATGAATACTTTACCAGTAGAGGATGTTCAATCCTATTCGATGAGATACATGATTATGTTAGTCAGTATGATTCACTACCATCTAAGACTGCATTAAGTATTGAATGTGATAATAGAGATGATCTTACTGAAGAAACTTATAAAGAGATTCAAAGTAGTATTAATGAATTGATTGAGGAAGATCATGATTTTGATTGGTTGGTTGATACAACAGAGACTTGGTGTCAAGAGAGAGCGATATATCTATCTCTCATGGAATCTATTAAGATAGCAGACGGACAAGATACAAAGAAAGAGAAGGGTGCAATACCACAGATACTTTCTGATGCTCTTTCTGTATCCTTTGACAGTCATATTGGTCATGATTATGTTCTAGATGCAGAGACAAGATATGATTTTTATCATAAGAAGGAAGAAAAGATACCATTTGATTTAGAGTACCTTAACAAGATTACAAAGGGTGGTCTTCCAAATAAAACTCTTAACATTGCTCTTGCTGGTACGGGTGTTGGTAAGTCTTTATTCATGTGTCATGTTGCTGCAAGCACTTTACTTCAAGGTAAGAATGTATTGTACATTACTCTTGAGATGGCAGAAGAAAAGATAGCAGAAAGGATTGATGCTAATCTTTTGAATGTTAATATAAAAGATCTTGCAACGTTGCCTAAAGTAATGTTTGATAATAAGATTAATAACCTAAGTAAGAAGACACAGGGTAAACTTATTATTAAAGAATATCCTACAGCGTCAGCTCATGTAGGACACTTTAAAGCATTGCTACAAGAACTTGCACTGAAGAAAAGTATTAAACCTGATATAGTTTTTGTAGACTACTTAAATATTTGTGCCTCTCAAAGGTATAAAGGATCTATTGTTAACTCTTACACTTATGTTAAAGCGATTGCTGAGGAACTTCGGGGATTGGCTGTCGAAGCAAACGTCCCGATTGTTAGTGCTACTCAAACTACTCGTGCTGGTTTCGGTTCTAGCGATGTTGACCTTACCGACACATCTGAGTCCTTCGGACTCCCTGCTACTGCTGACCTTATGTTCGCTCTCATATCTACTGAGGAATTGGAAGGTATGAATCAGATAATGGTTAAACAATTAAAGAATAGATACAATGACCCTACAATGAATAGAAAATTTTGTATAGGTATTGACAGATCTAAGATGAGGTTGTATGATATAGAGGATGCACAGTCAGGTTTAGTTAATGCTGGACAGGACGAGCAAGATAAAGACAACGAGGCTGCCCTCGTAAAAAAATTCAAGGATAAAAAAACTTTTGCAAACCTGAAATATGATTGATTTTGATAAGTACACTCATTTCGTGGATGCTGTCACATCCGATTCCAGTAAAGATTTTGTCGCTCTTGCTGACCGTCTGGGTGAACTTGACAGAGAAGGTGCCAATATTGAACGTCTTACCACTGCTGGCGTTGGCCTTGCTGCTGAGTCTGGTGAATTTCTTGAGATCGTTAAGAAGATGGTATTCCAAGGTAAACCTTGGAATGACGACAATAGAGAGCATCTTATTATTGAGTTGGGTGACGTTATGTGGTATGTGGCAAATGCTTGTAAAGCTTTGGATATATCTTTCGACGATGTTATTCGACGCAATGTTACTAAGTTGGAGAAGCGTTACCCAGGTGGTTCATTCTCTGTAGACAATTCTGAAAACCGTGCGATAGGAGACCGTTAATGCATTTATTATTGACATTGATTTGTATAGGATTAATTGCCCTAGCTTTAGGGTATTCAATAGTCAAACACTATGACCCTCATTCATAATGAATCTTCCAATTGATGAGAAGGAGCTTGAGTATATTGTAATGGCATTATGGAAATGCCGTAAGACTGAGACTCAATGCAATGACCTCTATGAAAAATTAAAAGAATTCCATGAGCGATCCAAATAAACTTAAACCAGGTAGTTACATAGACACTCAAGGAATGGGTGGTCCTATGACCCCAGAAGACCTTGCTAAGTGGAAGGCATCTCCTGAGTATAAGAAGCAGGTTTATAAACCTATGGTGGTTAGACCTCGTAGGTTATTTACTCCTGAGTATGCTAAGGAAATGAAAATCCTTATCAATGAAGTATTGGATGAGCGTGAGTATAAGAAGAGATTAAAAGGTGCATACGATGATGTTAAACCTTTACCACCATCATACTTTGACACTGAGCACTTTAAACATTCTGTTGGAGAAGAAGAACCATTCTATCAGGATTGGAGTCAGGAATAAATAGTCCGTGGAGACCTGCGAGAACTAATGGCTACGATGTATAATCTGTCTTATGCACAAGTGCAGCAGAAGGCAAAATCATTAAAAGTAAAAACTTCATTTGATAATATTACTAACAAAATACCTGATAAGGATTATTTCTTTGGTGATTCTAAGTGGTCTGGTAGTGGTATGTACACGATTAAACTGGGTGAAAATAATTTAGATAAGATAGAGCAGAATATTGAGAAGGTTGATCCAGATCATGAAGGTGTTAAGACAGTAGGTGGTAAGGCAGTATTAGATTATATTTTTAAAGATAAATTAAAGTTTAGATTCATAGCAAGTCATAAGAAGAGTGCCAAGGCAGCAGATGCTAAGACAACTGCTATGCAAGAGAGAGCATCAGCATGGATAATGAAACGTGCTCTAAAAGATTCGTATGGATATGATAAGTGGACTGATATTAAAAAGGATCCAAAGTATAAAGAGTTAGAAAAAATTTATCCTAATGTAGAGGAGGAGTGGTTAAAGGTATTCTTTGCTCAACAGAAGACCATGCTAGATGAGTTTAAGAGTGTCAACTTTAACATCTTTAATAGAGATGAAGGATTCATGGCATACATTACAAATATAGTTAAAGGAAAGTTTGGTGTTAGTAAGAAAGATACCTGGAACCCTGCTGATATATGGTGCATACAAAAACAATCAGAGGTTGAAAAAATTATTGATGAAACTGTTGATGGTAATGGATCACAAACGATACTTGAATTGAATGCAGTATTGCGTAAACTTTTTAAAGAAAGAAAGGTTGTTGGTATATCTTTGAAGAAGGTATCAGGTGGTGTTGCTAAGTATGAGGAGTATAATGTACGTGAGGATGCATTAAAGGATGATTATAACTGGGACATTCTATCTAAGAAGCTTGACTTGAGTGTAAAAGGAAGTTTATTTAACACTCAGGATTGTCGTGTGGTTGTTGGTGGTAATGGTGCTGAATATGATTTCCAAATTAAAGCTAATGATTCTAAGTCTACTTCTAATTTAAAATGGGAACCAACTCAGGCTGGTGCTAAGTCTGCTCGTGTAGGAAAGGCACCAGTTGATATGGTTACTAAATTAATTAAGGATAATAAGAAAGAATTTGTTAATAAGCATCAAGAATATCCTGCAACACGTACTAAATTTTTAGAAGAGGTTGATGATTATAAGGCAATATTTACTAAGTTAAAAACTAAAAAGGTTGTAATGGATGTAGCTAATGAAGCAACATTTGAGGCCAATATGTTAAAGGTATATGAAACTGAACCTCATGTTGCA